AACTCGTCTATTCCGTCACCAACCTGATTCCCGCCATCAATAGAGTTATCAATATATTGCATTTTTATTTGAGTTATTTTATCATCAATAATTGATGCAATTTCTGTTAAAGAATGATTATCAATCCATTCCTCTTGTTCTTGTTTCTTTTTTGCATCAAAGATATTATCCGGATCATAAATCCAAGATAAATCCATTCCTACATATTGCTGATAACTTCTAAACAAAGTCATTTTCTTCATTCGATTATAATAATAATCAAATGTAGATATATTTGCATTTTCTGCACATTTTAATATATATTCTGAACCTTTATTAACTTGATATGTCGCTAATTTTTTTGGTCTTGGTTCTAAGTAATCTTCAATTGCGGAAAGGGTGATCTCCTTAACTCCGAGTTGATGAAGATTAAATATACATTCAAAAACTATTTTATGAAAATCATCGCAAAAATCATCTTCTAAAAAGCAATATTTATCAGTTGCTTCAAGGATTTTTGGATTGTTATATACATTTCCAATTACATTCATTACGCTTGTGATGTCAATATATTTTGAATTCGGCATTATATTACCTCATCTTTCTCAATATTAAAAAATCTTTTTTTCTCTTTAACTGCGGGAAGTGGGATAGTTACTTCTCTAACTTTTTCAACTATTTTCTTTACGTCTTTATTTTGATTTAAAGATTGTGCAACAAATAAATCATAATAATAATTATATGCTTGTTGATAAATAAAAGGAACTATTCCTATTCCTCCGTGTGATTCTTCTATTGAGTGACTTTTCACTTCATAGAAATATACTAAAGATTTTAATATTCCTGATAAGGAATAATGATTTACTTCTTGAAATTGTTTTATTTGTTTATTTATTAATGCCCAATTTGCATTTTCTCCAAACTTATTTTTTATATAATCTTTTAGTTTAATTAAATCTGGATCTACGTTAGCTGTAGCCATAGGAACAAAGTCCTTATTGTCAGGATAGCAAGATGCGTGACCATATCTACGAGCAGATACTCTTACCGCCTGCTCCTTGTCACGATCGAAGCGTTGATTACATTTTGGGCATATTACATAATGACTCATTTATTTTCCTCCTTAACCAAATACTCTTTTTTCGTTAAAGAAGATAAGTCCTCTAAAATGTTATAATCCCAATAAGGAATTCTATATAATGATATATTATTTTTTAAACAATATTCATTTTTTTCTTTATCTCTTTGTATTCCCTCTATTGTATAATATTTACTATTTTTATTAAAATGTTGCTCTCCATCATACTCAATTAAAATATTTAAAGAGGGAATGTAAAAATCAAAAAATCTTTGAGGTAAATCATTAAAGACATATTGAGTTTGAAAATCAATATATTCATTTTGTAAAATTTGATTGATTCTAAATTCTCCTTTGGATTTTACACAACCACAAGATAATTGAGAATTTTCTCCTCTTAATTTTCGCCCATCTATAACAAATATTTTATTGCAAACTAAACATTTACAATTCCAATGTAAAGCTCCATATTTTTTATTGTCTAAATTCTTTGATAATACTTGAATATAATTAATAATTTGTCCTGTCATATTTTTTTGATTTTTTGTATTTTCTTTGCCTTTTCGTTCTTTATCTATTTCTTTTTTTAAACAACCACAACTTTTTGTATTGCCATTTCTTAAATTTTGTCCTAATACTGATATAATTTTATGTTCGGCACAATTACATTGACATTTCCAATAAATCCTTCTCCTTATTCGTGTTCCATCATAGTAAGTATGTAATTTAGTTTGTTCTTCATCAACTTCAATAACAGTTAGCCTACCAATTTGCAGACCTGTCATATCAATAAAGTTTTTTGGTCTTTTTTGAGTCATATCTTTATAACTCCTTTCAATTTTTCTCTCTCTATATATATTATAACATATTTTTTTTAAAATGTCAAGCGGGAGGCACTTGACCTCCCGCAACATTTATGACATATCTTATTTAGTTTGCCTTTTCAGGTTTCGTCTGTATAATTTCTTTTAAGTCATCTATAATAAGACTTAATTGTTCTACCTGAGCTCTTGTACACTGGGCTACTTTCTTACCAGTGCCTAAATATTTAGATGTAATTTCTGTAATTCGTGGTGCCCAATATTCAATAAACTGTTTACCTTCTTCAGTTTCTTGTTTAGCATCACTAGAACCAGGAATATTAGCAATAATATCACTAAATTCCTTCATCAATTCATCGAAATCTAATTCTTTATTTTCATAGGTTATTCTTTCAGTTGTTACCGCATCTGCGCCTGCGTGTTTTTCCTCTTCATCAATAGCTGCATTAAGTGCATCTACTAAATTTTGATACCCAAAAGGAATTTTAGACTCAATATATTGAAATCTACATCCTACATCAGCCATTCCATCAAAAGAACGAAGCATCATATAACGCTCTTGAGTGGTAGGATCAAAATATCCGTAAGCAATAATATCACTCATATTTTTAATGATATTATTAATAGAAGATGGAGCAGTAGCTACAACTCTATTATATTTAGTTCCATCCGGTCTAGTTACTTCTTCTGTTTTATCATGGGAAATAAAAAGAACCGCATATCCTTCCATAGTAATTGTACGGAAGACTTCCTCAAACTCTTTCTTGAAGGTAGACCAACCATTCTTAGCCCAGCCGCCTTCTCCTAATGTTTGAATATCAAGCTGTGCGCAAACAAATTTTTCACAAAATGATGCGCATACATCAACAGTATCAATAGCTATAGCTTTATAACGCTCTTTCATTCGATCATCTTTACAGAATCTCATCAATGCACGAATATCAGACCAGTTCTTTGCTTTCTGTGCATATGCACCTGTCAAAGCTCTAGTACCATCTTCACAAGCTACAATAAGAGCACCCATATCACGTGCCAAAGTTGTTTTACCTACCTTAGGTGCGCCGAAAACATAAGTAATGTATCCAGATAAGTCTCTACTAATCTTGGATGGCTCCAAGTTCAGCAGATCGTCAAGATCAAAGTTTGCCATTTTATACCTCTCCTTATTTTCTAATTTTTCACTTTAAAAAATTCCAAACACAATTTTCATTTTCAGATTGCGACCATTTGCCGCCCATCAGAGTTCTGGAACATTGTTTTAGAGTTATTTAAAGGGAACAATTAAGTTCCCTTTAAAATATTCTATTTTTATTAGAAATTAAATCCGCCCTGTGCAGCTGTTGCATTAGCAACATTTCCTGCTGGCGCTGAGGTTGTTGCAACTTTGCTTGCTTCATACTCATCTTTTCTACGCTTAACTTCTGCAAGATATACCTCTCTATCAGCAAGAGCCTTCTTAACGTCGTCTCCTGTGATACCGAACTCATCATCTCCAATAGGATAAACTGAATCAGCTTTTGAAGTACCGGTTACAATCCACTCACGAATAGTACGAGAATACTCTGTTACAGTTGGCTCACCAAATGCACTTTCTTCCTCTTTCTTTGTTTTAATGGTCTGAGAGCTAATATTACCCCAAACCTTTGTGAATGTTGGATTCTCTTTTGAAGCATCAAGACTCTCAAAATACTTGATACCACCTGGGTTCTTAACTCTGAACTCTACTGGAAGAATAGCCTTGCGGAAATCGAAGACATAACCTTTCAAGGTTAAATAATCTTCTTTAATATTCTTTTCCTCGTCTGCTTCTACATACTGAGTCCCAATAATCAGCATATCAGTTTCAAATGTGTTACGCTGAGTTTCTGGACTAAGTTTAGACTCAGACTCTACAATGTTTACGAAACTGCCTTCATTTTTCTTTGCACTTACAAGAGTTTCTTCTCCATTGCGGTCAACATAGAAATCATTGATACCAAGTGCTGCATCTACTCTAACCATTGTAGCTGCATCTTTTCCGTCTACAACAATAGACTTACCATTCTCAATGATATTCTTTAATACTGAATAAGTATTATTCGGCTTTCCGCTATTATAAGTAGGAGATACATAAGTGAAATTAACAGTTACGACATTCAATCCTTCATCATCAGTTGCAATATCAAGGGTTCCTCTAATGAAATCCTTACCATAGTTCTTTGACTCTTTATTCTTTACTTGCGATACTGACAGATTGTGCTCATAAATTCTTCCTTCAATTCTCTCTTTGTTAATTACTGTTTTCTTCATTTTTTATTTTCTCCTTTTAAAAATAATTTTAATCTCTATAAATATTATACCAAAAATTTTCAAAACTGGCAACATCTAGCCTACTAGAAGCTAGTGTTCAAGCCCTTATCTGTCAAAGAATATATTACGGGGTTCTCCCCTATTTTTTCAACATACCCATTTACAACTAAACTTTTCATAGCTCCGGCAGCTGTTCTTGAAGATATATTTAAATCTTCGCCTATTGTTTTTGCTATAAATGAATTATAGCATTTTCTATAATTCTCTTTCATATAAGTAAAAACTTTTCTGCCATTATCTGTAAACTCAGGTTTCTCTTGTTGTTCTTTTAAAATCTTTGACCAATAGGCATATGCCCTTTCAGACAAAATCTCTGACAAAGGTTCTCCTAAATAATCAGCATAATCTTCTAATATAGGTTCTAGCTCTTCAATTAACACTCCTCGTCCTAACATAGATACCTCATTAGTTGTTGAAAAGAATTAAGTCATCTGCATAGGGAAGTGTGGCAATCCAATTACAGAACTGATGCCACTCAGATAACTTGTGGTCTTTCCTCCAATGATAAATATTACGAAGAATAGAATAATTAGCAGTCCATGTTCTCGTTTGCAGCCATGACTCTGGAAGCCAACGAATAAGCTCTTTCCAATATCTCTTATCTTTTGTTGCAAGATACTTCTGACGTAAATTTTCACAAAAAAGAATAATATTATCAACTCCGGTTTTAATAGGAGTAGGATATTTTATTTCTTCTCCATTAAAATTACATGGAAATTCAATTATAGGTTCATAATCATCAGTTTCAAAACAATCAAGAGTGATTGGAGTTGTTGCTAACTTATGCATTGTCGATGTGCTATTAGCTGTAGTTCCTACTTTATAAGTATCCATTTCTTTCCCATTAGTGGACTATCTTTTACTGCGGGAACCACAAGATATAGTAATTAATTTTACTAAATATTGTGGTCTGCCGCAGGATACCATTTCGGCTTTTAAAGCACTTCGTTTCCTAAAATGCTGCTACGTATCAATAGTAGCCCTACTCCCCTGCCCAGAAGGCTTAGGGGATAGTCTCTACAGGTTCTAATTATATTAAATCTAAAATTGTAAAATCTTGGTCATACTTTATAATTTTTAATGGAATACAATGCTTTTTACAATATTCTTTTTTTCTTCTATCATTTTCAATTAAATTTTCCCATTTCTCTGCCCATTTCCCAGAGGGTTTTTCATAATGCTGTAATCCATTATACTCAATTAAACAATCTAATTGATTATTTAAGAAGATAGCAAAATCAAATCTTAATTTTCCACCATCCACTCCAATTAGATCAGGAAAAGTATATTGAGTTGAAAAAGTGCAACCTTCATTCATTAACATTTTGGTAATTTTTTGCTCTCCTTGTGAATGAATGCATCCACAAGATTTTGTTTCTCCAGAGCGAATATTTGCCCCTTCTGTGGTGAATTCTCTACCACAATGTTTACAAATACATTTCCACAATGCAATACCTAAAGAAGTTGAGCCATTTCTTTCTAATACTTTAATATTATCATCTTCATAATTAGACATATCAATAGTTAATTTTTGTCCAATCATTTGATTTTTCATGCAGCCACAACTTTTTGTATGTCCTGAATTAAGATTTCTTGTATCTATATCACATTCATTCCCACATTGACATTTACAGTGCCATTTTCCACCTTTTATATAATATATAGGTGTTAAATATCCAAATGTTTGACCTGTTAAATCAACTCTAGGTTTTGATTGCCTTGTTTGTTTCATATCTATCTCCTTTCAAATAATATTTATTCGTTTCAATATTATATGAAAAAAGTTGGATACATATAATTCTTATTTGACCAAAAATTTAATATAATTAGTTTCCCACGGGATTCCCTGGGAGGGTTCCCCGTTAGCCGCATTTTCGCGACCCCCGCCGATAAGCGGGAAAAGTATTTCATTGGCAGTCAGAAATGAACCTTCTACCAATAGAGCGGAGCTGTAATATCAACAGATACAAATATCTGACGTAAGAACTTATCATTAGGTGTTCCTGCTTTAATCATTCTTTGAGCCAAATCCATATCCTTAGGCCCTATACCAAGAAACATGGCTCTCTGAGGATCTACTTCAATAGCTTGATTTCCGCATAAATGCTCATTCGCCATAGTATCTTCATACCATCCGGTGTCTTCTTTGGCATAAGATTCAAGCGGGTGGCGGAGACCATGGAAGGCATTCTCCCAGTTCCCCGTCCAAGTGCGTGTAAACTCCATAATATTCTCCTTTTATCTCCTTGATTTAATTACTGAATGAAATGATCAGTAATTTCGTCACAAATTCCTACCTCAATTGCTTCCTTTGCCGTTAACCACCAATCATCTTTGATGTGCTCCTGATACTGCTCTGGAGTAATCTGAGTATTTTGCAATACAATCTCTTTAATTATATCCATCTGCTTCTTATAGAAGTCAGCATAGTTATGGAATTTACCTGCATCTCCGCTCATACCAGTAGATCCTTCGTGGTAAAGGAAGGACGAGTGAGGATATGCAATACGTTTAGACCCAGTAATAAATACGAGTAATCCTCCGCTATATGCAGTACCCGTATTAATAGTCCAAACAGGTGTTTTTGACATCTTAATTGCATCAGTCATTTGGAATGTTGCATCAAGATCTCCACCACAAGAATTGATAAAAATCTTAATTGGCTTACGATCTTCCGGTGCAAGATTCAGCTCATCATCAAGCTGATTCCAAAAACGGATAAAATTCTCAATAGAGTCACCAACTGTAGAGTCAATATCTCCAAGATAAAGATGACGCTGCCAACATGAGTTCTGCTCAATAACAGTATCAAAATTCTTTACCTCATTTCTATTGATAATCAAGTTTTCAAGTAATTCTACTAAGCTCTGTTCAGTTTTCATTTTATATGAAACCTCCTTGTTTATTTTTTAATACCATTAATGCTATTATATCCAAAGTTTTTACTATCATATAATTCTATATAATATTTCTCTTTTTCGTTTAATTCTTCTCTTTTACATTCTTCAATAACTTCCCAAGAGAAGTTCCATATACCATACTCTTGCATAGCCTTATATAGTTTATTTGCGGCAGGGGTATCAATCCCAAGACCAGCTTTCGCGTGATCTTTCCAACGAGTGGCAAGATCTGCCGCCTGCCCTATATAACATTCTTTTGTTTTTATATTTGTTATTTTATATATCCCAC